GTATTGCTTTGCCTACAAGACAAACTTCTGGATCGGATAGACAAATAATAACCTATGCAGAAATACAAGCAAGAAATTTTTATACTCAAAATATTAAATAATTATGATAGAAAATACAAAATGTATTAAGGTTAGAAAAGATTATTATTTATTAGTTATAAACGATATTAGCTTAGGTGAGTTTGAAAAAAGCGATCTTAGGCATATTATAGAAGTAATTGATAACAGCATTTAGGAAAAATGATACTAAAAGAGTTAAGCGATCACGACGAAAAATGGCGTGAGATTGCCTTAAACATTACAAAAGGTGATAAGGATTTAGCCGATGACTTGACACAACAAATGTATTTAAAACTAATGAATTACAAAAAATTCAATGTTTATTTTGTTGCGGTCACATTAAAAAATTTATATCTCGACACCTTTAAAGGTAAGAAGCTTTGCTCTTTAGATTCTTTGCATTATTTGCGAAGCAATGAAAGTAATTTCCAGCCAAATGATCGGCAGCAAGAAGTACTTGACAAGGCCAATGATCTGAAATGGTATCAAATAGAATTGTTGAAGGAATCCTACGATAACTCAAATAGATCTATCGGTGAAAAATATAATATGAATTATGGTTTTGTTCACAGGGAAATACACAAAGCTGTAAAAGAAATTTTAGGTGAAAACTACACTGAAAAATATAAAAATTCTAATTTAAAATACAAAAAAAATGAAAAATAAAGAGTATTACGAATCACTGGATAAAAGAACAAAGGAGTACAAAGAGTATAAGCAATCCAGAGGGCTGGGCGATACAGTGGAAAAGGTTTTAGAAAAAACCGGTATCAAAAAGATTGTTGAAGCTGTAACCGATGGCAAAGACTGTGGCTGCGATAACAGGAAGGAAATATTAAATGAAATGTTCCCAAGAAATGTAAAAGCTGTAAGATGCATGACACCAGATCAATACAAAAAGTATGGTAAATATGTTGAGAGCAGAACTTTAAATATATGGAAGGATTCCGATATAACGTTGTTACTTGCGATGTACCAGTACATCTTTGCTATCCGATATAATCCTAGCGATTTCTGTAGAACGTGCCAAGGAACGGCTAAAAAGCTGTTAAAGATCACTACGCATTTGGATTCTGTTTATAATGATTATAATAACAATAAATAAAAATATATGAATTGGACACTTAAAATAGCATTTCATTTTCCACATAACCGCTTTTTGGTTGGCTGGGAGTATATAGCAAGCGATAAAGAATTTAGATACAATACAATAAATTTATATCTATTTATAGCCACAATAACTTTGGACCAGTATACAGTGTAACAATAATTAACTTAATTCGTTTTTATATAAAGGTGTATTTAATAGTTAAATTGTATTAATATGGCAAGTAGAAGTGAAAACGGTGGTCACAGTACTAAGGCAAAAGGATTTGATAGACGTAAAAATGAGTACAAAGAAGTACTTAAAAATGCGTTAACCTTTGAGGATCTTAGCGCTGTTATAAAGATGCTGTTTAATAAATCTGTTAATGATAAAGACGTTAACGCTTCTAAGATCTTATTGGAGTATTACCTTGGAAAACCTACGCAAACTATTGAGCAAAATAATACACATACTTTAAATGAAGGTTTTGATATAAGAAAACTTTATGATAAAGAAGCACAAGAATAAATGGTCCAATTTAGGCAATGATACCAGATTTTTTATAATTACCGGCGGGAGGGGATCTGGTAAATCTTTTGAGGTTGGAAGGTTTGCAAGCCTATTATCTTTTGAAAAGAACCATAAAATACTCTTTACTAGGCAAACAATGACTTCTGCGCATTTGTCTATCATACCAGAATTTCAAGAAAAGATTGAGCTTTTAGAATTACAGCCTTATTTTGACATTACAAGGGGTGAAATAAAAAATACATCTTCTGGTAGCTCTATAATTTTTAAAGGCCTTAAAAGTAGCTCTGGAGACCAGACAGCGAATCTAAAGAGTTTGCAAGGCACAACGACTTGGATATTAGATGAGGCAGAGGAGCTTGTAAATGAGTTTACCTTTGATAAAATTAATCTATCACTAAGGCAAAAGGGCGTACAAAATAGGGTGATCTTGATCTTAAACCCAGCCACAAAAGAACACTGGATATACAAAAGATTTTTTGAGCAGGCCGGAGTAAAGGAATCTTTCACAGGTGTAAAGGGTGACGTTACATATATACATAGCACATATTTGGATAACTTAGAGAATTTAGATCAAAGCTTTTTAAATGAGATAGCAAGGATCAAAAAGAATAACCCTACAAAATACGAGCATGTTATTTTGGGGGGCTGGTTAGACAAGGCTCATGGTGTTGTTTTTACTAACTGGTCTTTTGGTAATTTTAACCCTAACAATAAACAGGTATCCTATGGCCAAGATTATGGCTTTAGTATAGATCCCACAGTTTTAATTTCTGTAGCTATAGACAAAAAATTAAAGAAGATTTATGTTAAAGAGCATTTGTATAAAGCCAATCTAACTACAACGCAAATAGCATACATAAACAAAGAAATTTGTGGCACATCTTTAATTGTTGCAGATAGTGCAGAACCCAGACTTATAAACGAACTTAGCAGACAGCAAATAAATATAGTGCCATGTGAGAAGGGCGCAGGTAGTATTTCTTTGGGTATTGCCTTAATGCAGGACTACGAAATTGTTGTTGATCATGACAGCCAAAACATAGCAAAAGAGTTAAATAATTATGTGTATGCAGACAAAGGCAGCAAACTTTTTAAAGACGATTTTAATCATGCCATTGATGCGATTCGTTACAATGTCACATATAATTTAGGAGGTTCGACAGGTGTTGAGATTAGATAAATAACAATAAACAAAAAAAATCGTTTTTAATATATGAAGATAAATCTACCAGAAAATATAGAGGATATCACTTTGGACCAGTACCAAAAATATTGTGTTTTAGTGGAACGAAAAGATTTGGATGAGACGTCTTTTAATAAAAGGCTTATATCTATTTTTACAGATCTAAAATTTAGAGATATAGAAAAGGTTGCCTATAAAGATTATGAGCTTATTGTGGCCCAGATAACTTTGGCACTAACACAGGAAGCAGAATTTAAAAGTACCTTCAAGATCAATGGCGTTGAATTTGGATTTATACCAAACCTAAATGATATTAGTACTGGTGAATATGTTGATCTTTCAACGCATGGCACAACTATTGAAAATATGCACAAGGTTATGGCTGTATTGTTTAGGCCAATTAAGAGCAAAGATTTCTTTGGTAATTATGAGATAGAACCATACACAGGAACCAAACAGTATGCGGAGTTAATGAAGTATACGCCTTTGAATATTGTAAATGGAGCGCTGGTTTTTTTTTACAATTTATCGAAGGAATTAAGGATAGCTACCCAGAAATCTACGGCAGCGGTACAAGCGAAGGTGAACGAGCTTCAAGCTATTTTGAAAAATGGGGATGGTACGCAACAATAGCAGAGCTGGCAGATAATGATATTTTAAAGATAGATGCTGTTTTAGAAAAAAGTGTACATGAGATGCACATATTTTTAGCCCACAGGTTAGACAAACAGAAGTTGGAGGCAATGCTAAGAAAAAAAGGAAACGTTACAGAATTATAAAATATGAACGCATACACAAGATTATTAACCCAGATTAAAAATAGCGCTGATCAAACAGACTATATAAATACAATCACAAGGGGCCAAGATATTGATTTGAACAAAGGAAATATATTTCCGCTATTTAATATTGATATCCTAACAGGAAGTTTTACCAGCAATGCTACAGTAACATTTAATGTGAGTATGCAATGTTTGGATATTAGAGATATAAACAAGGAGATCGTAAACGATAAATTTTGGTTAAATGATAATGAAGTTGATAACCATAACCAAACACTATCCTGTATAAATGAGATCTGGGTTAAGTTGCACAGAGACTTTATAAACAACAATGTTACAGCCTCAGAAAATCCAGAGTTTACAAAGATCACCTTTTCAGATAAAAATTTGTTAGATGGCTGGGAGATAAAATTTAGTGTAGAGATGCCAATTTCAGAATTTGATATTTGCCTATAGATGGACCAAGTAGAATTAACAAAAACGTTAAAGTTATTTTCAGATAGCGTTGAGATTCAAGCTAAAAACAATTTGGCTGCAAAAGATAAAAACGCCAGCGGCGGCCTATCTGAGTCTATAACCAGTTTTTTAAAGATGGAAAAAAACGGTTTTGAGCTATCTTTTTTCTTAGAGGATTACTGGAAATTTGTTGACTATGGGGTTAAAGGTGTTGGAGGCAAAAAAGCAGATGGCAGTAAATGGGATCTAAAAGAGGTTACAAATAATAAATTCAGCTACAAAGAAGGAGCTGAAAATAGACCGGCTCCAAAACATTTTAATAATTGGACCGTACTAAAAGGTTTGGCTCCAAGGGATGCAAAAGGGAGGTTTATAACAAGAAAAAGTTTGATGTTTGCGATCTCAAATAGTGTATGGCATACAGGTTTAGAAACTACAAATTTCTTTACAAAACCATTTTATAAAGAGTTTAACAAATTAAGAGTTGATTTAAGGAAGGCGTTTTCAATAGATGTAAAAAGCTTTTTAGAATCTAGTTTAAAAGAGTAATTATGATAAGAGCATTAAGTCCATACTATATAGATACGCCTTTAGTTTATGGCGCAACAACCTGCGAAAAATATACTTTAAATGTATGGGTTTGGAATGGCGACAAGTCAACTCCAGATTCCACAAATAGCTACCAGATAACATACGAAAATACTACAGCTTCGACAGGATCGCATAGCATAAATATAAACGCTATAATACAAGACTATATAGAATTTAAAGAGCCTAGTCCGTCGCTAGTTGCAGGGGTGCAAATTATAGACGGCGAAAATCAACAATGGGTTTATACTTATGTAACCTATGACGAAGTAGCTACTTTGTATCATGAAGATACAGAAATAATGGCGCTAGGGTATACGTATGGTAATGAAGGGCGAAACGTTACCGTGGTAACAGATGACACCTTGTTAAAGCCGCAACAATATAAAGTAAATAGTCAAGGTAGTTTTGTGTTTCCTATTTATGTACCTACGGGTATAACTCCGAAATCTATTAGCGTAAAATCTTATCCTGCGTTAACTATAAATTATACGGCTACGCCTACGCAATCTGATGACAGCGACGAGATTGTAAAGTACCTTTGGATCGATGTTTCAGTAGCTACAAATGAATCTTATATAGAGATAATCTGGAACGACAAAACAACTACTTTAGATATTACAAGAGAGTGTAAATACAATCCTTTAGACTTATTTTTTCAAAATAAAGATGGCGCTTTGCAAAGCTTTACGTTGTTTAAAAAACAAGAGGAAAGTATAAACGTAACAGATAGCAGTTTTGAGACTAACAGAGGGCAGGCAAGCGATGGGTTTCACCAATTTGTAAGGTATGGCGTCCAAGCTAGGACTACACTAACAGCAGAGAGCGGCTGGATTGATGAGGATATGAACGAGGTTGTAAAACAAATACTATTAACAGAACGAATCTGGAGTTTTGAGGCTGGAACTTATACGCCTTTAAACTTAAAAATGACTTCGCAGAGATTTAAAACAAGACAGAACGATAGGCTAATTAACTACACAATGAGCTTTGAAAAAAGTTATAACGAAATAAACAATATATAACTATGGTTAATTTATACGTTAACGGCGAGTTATTGGACCAGTATAAAGACGAAGCGGTAAATATTGTTAGCTCTGTTTTGGATGTGAGCGATATAACAAAAAATACAGGTGATTACTCAAAAACTTTTACAGTACCGGCCTCTAAAAACAATAACAATATCTTTAAACATTGGTACAATGCGTCTATAGATAACGGCTTTGATTCCAGAACAAAAGTTGATGGTAGTATAGATATTGACGGCGTACCTTTTAAGATAGGAAAGTGGCGCTTAAACAAATGTAATATTGTAAAAGGTAGGCTTGACAGTTACACTATAAATTTCTTTGGAAATCTCCCAAATATTTCAGACACTATAGGCGAAGATTTACTTAGTGATTTAGCCTTTCCAACATTAAATCATGATTGGACAAGTGATAATGTGATTTCTGGATTAAGAGGCGCACTATTTAGTGGCGATATTGTTTATACTTTAATGGCTAACAAAAGATATTTTTTTAATAGTCATCATGGCGCTCACGATATTGACGATAAAACTATTAACATCTCTAGCGATGCAGACACTAATCACGCTACGGGCGTAATATGGAGCGATCTTCGCCCTAGTATAAAGATAATAAAAATAATAGAGGCAATAGAAGCAAAGTACAATGCAGCTACATACGAGAACCCTATTGTATTTTCTAGGGATTTTTTCGGTACTACAGAATTTAAAGAGCAATGTCTTTGGTTAAAGGCAGACGACAGGGAGGCGATAGGAGGCGGCGAGGACATTGTAGATTTCACAACCGGAGATGGAACGTATATAAATTTAACCAGTAATAAAGGAACTTTTGAGACTATACGAACGGGAGTAAATAGGACTAGATTTACAATAGTTAATAAGATTACACCTGCCTCTGGTTATGAAGATGTACCCTATACTTTTATAGTTAGAGACGTAGATAAAAACGAGGATGTTTATGCTTGGGATCGTACGCAATGGGGAAACGGCGAAGGAGTTGTATCAATAAATACAAACCTATTTTCTGAAAGCGGCACGACGACTTTTAACTTTGAGTGGTATGTAAAAAGCAATGCGAAAATTGAGTTTACATCAACAGTGAGCGTATTAAAATATGTGGCAGATGTAGCACAACCATTTAATACAACAACAGGAGCCTCACAAACTTTAGTTAACAAAGTAGTAATAGCCAACGAAATGCCAGAGTTAAAAATTGTTGATTTCCTCAAAGGTATTTTCAATATGTTTAAACTTGTAGCGATTCCAAAAGATGACGGAAGTGTATACATAAACTCTCTTGATTCTTATTACTCACAAGGTCAAAGATACGACGCAACTAAGTACGTAGATTTTGCAAAGTTTGATGTTGAAAGAGGCGAGCTTTTAAAGCGAATATCTTTTGAATTTGAAGATCCAAGTACTATTTTAAATATGGAATTTCAAAAGAGGGCTTTAGATAAGCAAGGGTATGGATCTTCTCTTGTAAATGTATACGAAACTTTAACTCCAAAGAAACTAATTGATGGCGATAGTTTAGAAGTTAAGCTACCATTTGAACAAATATACTTTGAAAAACTTGTAGATCAAAATACAGGTATAGCGGTTACAGATCAAAACATAAACATACAAACAGGTGTAATTTTAGATGATAACTTAAATCAAGTTGTGCCAAAACCGGTATTGCATTATGTAACAAATCAAGATATTTCAGAAACTCCTATAAGATTCGTAAACGATTTAGGAAACGACGTAGAACTTAATCAAAATTTACTATCACCAATACATCATTTTGGAGTTGAAAATCCTATGTACTCAAATCTATTTGAAGCAGAATACAGCAACTTTACGGGTGAGACTTTGGTTAACAATTTATACAGCATACATTATAAAGATTATGTAGAGGCAATATTTAAGCTAAAGAGGCGTACGTTTAAATACACCGCAAAGCTGCCTATACAGGTAGTTACAAGGCTTGAGTTGAACGATGTTATTGCAATCAACAGTATAGACTATAGAATAAATAAGTACTCTTATAACCTTTTAACGGGCTTAACAAAATTAGAGCTAATTAATGGGTTTGATACTACACTTAAAAACAGGGTATACATACCTTCGACTATAACTGTTGGCCAATTATCTGAGGATCTAGTTTTTAACGTTGAGGGTATTGCTACAGATTATGTTGTTACAAAAATAGACACAGGAGACGGAACTAGCTGGGTTACAACTTCTGTAATTGGTACAGATAACAATTTAGCAGGCATATCAATTTCTACCATGGGCGCAGGCACAATTACTAGAACAATGACGATAAGATACGTAGGTAACGGAGTAACAACAGATATAATAATATTGCAAAACGAATAAGTAATGATAGCTGAAATTATTAAGGTGTTGAAATGTGATGATTTTTACAATGCCGGTAAGTATACAGAAATAGCAAAAGGAAAATACGAAATGGTCCATACATGGAGCGATTTTTTAAGAAAACTTAAACGCCAACAAAAATGATAGAAGAAGAAATTAAAATTACTGGTAATACTAGCGATGCCCAGAAATCTTTTAAAGAGCTGGGGGTGATTATAGAAGAACAAAAACAAATCACCATTGAATTTGAAAAGGAGCTTATAGATCTTGAACAGCAGCTTGTGGCCACAGGTAACGCAGACTGGAACCCAAAGGGTGACGCCTTAAAGAAAAAAATAGTGGGCATAAAGGAGGCTATAAAAGATCAAAGGATTGCGTTAAAAGACTTAAATGGCCAAAGAGCAAAGGCTAAAAAAAGTCAAGAAGATTATACAAAAGGATTAAGTAAAACTTCTGGAGTTGTTAAGGTATTAAACAAGTTAACAGGAGGGCTGGCAGGTGAGCTTTTGTATTTAGGTAAGGCCGCAATGAAAGGCGGTAAGGCCATGAGAGTTG